GGACTGTTGTAACCATAAATTTTTTATCGTCAAAATCAGCAGCTACATAATTGGAATTGGTGATGGTTGTAAAATTATCAAATAAAACAATATCACCGGGCTCCAATACTAAATTGGTAGAAGTGGTAACTGTTACTTCGGTCGATCCATTAGTGGTTGTGAAAGCATTCGTTTCAGTGGTTGTGGATTTAATGGGGTGAATATCATAAAACACTCCCCCACTGTAAGCATATAAAATTCGATTAGTTCCAACGATAGAGTATTTGGTTCCCGCATTATTAATAAGGTGGTGTTGAGCTCGTGCTGCTCCGACTAAAGAATCATCTCCAAGTTGTTCCCATCCTCCTATTTTCTCTGGAGTTCCATAACGAAAGCGAACATTCGCTCCTCCTTGCCATTGAAATTCTCCTCCGGTAGGGGTAACTTGTTTATTAAATCCTGGTAAAAAACCTATTTTTTGTAACATAAAAATCCTAAAATTCCTTTATAATATACCTGGATAGGCCGGTCAACTTGAGTTTTTAAAGATTACATTAATCAAAAGACGCAGTGAAGTATCGGTTTGGACCGTTCCATAATGAGGTGTCTGTCCATCAAACACAACAAAGGAATTAGCCACGGAGGGTACTACTTTTTTTCCTATATAGGTTTTGCCATTATTAGAATTAACGTAATATATGGAACTAAAAAACTCGGGTTCAAATCTATTATCAATATGCTTGCCAAACTTGATCACTTTATTTTGATTAGTGTATAAATTAGCTTTAACTCTTAATATCTCTATTTTTGGAAAATGTTTTTTAACCTTATCCACCAAAGGTTTAACCGTTGGCCACCACTCACTATTAATTTTTTTATAGCTAAGAAATTCATGATAAAAAACAAATTGATTATCTTCTTTGTAAGGAGGGTCAACACTAGAATATTGGAAATACCAAGGAAAATTATAAGCTACCAATTGTTTCTGTAGATGTTGATTCAAGTCTTCGGGTAAAAATTTTTTTATAATATTCACAAAACTAATGTAGAATGTTCAAAGCCTACTTGTCCTTTTATAAAAGTATTAAAGGAAAAAGTAGTTCGTACCTGATCAGATTTATTTTTGGGAACATAGTGAATTGTAGAAGAAGGAAAAAGAAGAAAACTTCCTTCTTGTAATTGAAAAGGACGATCGAGACAGGTAGATTTATTATAGTTTTTATAATTAAACATAAAGCCAGGAAACAAAGGGTGAGATCTTTCCAAGACAATCGGAGTAGAAGCTCCTTCAACACAATAGACTCCACTAATAATACTATTAGGATGATGGTGGGCATGATGCCATGTGCCTGGTTTATTATGATTAAACCAGGATTCAGTGATGTAGAGGTGGGTTGACTTGTTAAATTCTAAAATAACTGAAGCATAATATTCTAAAGCTTCTTCAACAAAGTTCTTAAATTTTTTAAGTTGCTTGTGTTCCACCACATAACGAGAATCACTCATTAGATTAGGACTAACAGGATTCTGTTTCATTGGATGTTTAAGAATAAATTCTTTTTCTTTTTTTGAAAAAGGATATTTTTTATCTTGGTTCAGGATAGGAATACCAAATTCAGAATATAAAGTAACACTCATATTATTTTATGTTAAAGACATTTTTGGGGAGCCCCAAAAAAGGACGTCCATCAAATTCATTATCATTTTTTCCTTTACGATTATAATGAAGAAATACTTGTACACAATATTCTCCGTGAAAAGCTTCTCGCCAATGTTCTAGGTCACGTCCTTTATAAACTAACATATCACCAGGTTGAAGAAGGATCTCAATCCCTTTAGTGTTAGCACTCATATATCCCTGGGAAATAAATTTTCCTTTTTTAGGATCGGGTTCAATAAAGATTGGCCATACATGACCACCTAAAAAAATCGTTGTAGAAATTTCACATGATGCTCGATCTTTATGGCGTTTAAGAATATCCCCTTCTTTATAAATACGTGCATACGAATAGGTTGGAACCAACTTAAGTCCTGTTTTTTGTTCCATAAGAGGTCGGGTCATTTGAAGTAAAGTTTCCATAGCAATATCTGCATAATTGGAAAAGGTATTGGGTACCTGCCCATCGTGCCACGACCCCCATTCTTTAGCAAAAGGCGAAATCCAACGGTGACTTAAAAAAGTTTTTACAACTCTTCTTTTTAATAAAAAATATCCTGTTAAAAAAGTAGCAAGATGTAGAGGGATAGTCTCTCTAATAATTAAATATTTTTTTTTCTTAAATGACATATTGGCTCCTTATATTTTCGATCATAGATTTATGAGAAAGAGCAGGCAAAAAATTATATTGGATATTTTTCTTCACTTGTTCTTTTACTCTCTGTTCTACTTCTTTTCCATAATACTTAAATTCATTTTTTATAGCCTTATGATCAAAATAATTAATACCCCATAAGACTAAAATAAAATTAACCGATTTAAATAGGATATAAGGTTCTCCAAATTCTTGATCAAAGGGAAGTTTAGTTTTCCATCCTTCCAATTGATTTTTAAAGTCATCAGAAAATGTTATCTGAAGTTCTTTCCAGAATTTTTCTTTTCTTTTAACAAGATAATGAATAGCAATGAAATCACGGGTATTTTTAAAGATAACTTTACAACTTTGATTATAAGCATCTTTATCTTGTTGATTAGTATTAATAAGATAGCGGTATAATAAAGAAGCTTGTTGAATCGTGGTTCCTATAGAACTCGCCTCCAAAGGTTCAGCAAACGTGGCACTTAGACCCATCGCTACACAATTTTTAATCCACGGTCGGTCCAATGCGCCAGCATTAAACTTAATATGTTTTCCAATTGTAATGGAATATCCTAAATATTTTTCTACTTCTTTTTTAGCTCTCTTTTTATCCATATAATGATTGTCATACACATACCCATTGCCCCACCTACCGTAAGTAGGAATTCTCCAAAGCCACCCAGCACTCATGGCTTTAGCTAAAGTCCATGCATTATAGTTCTCTGTATCCGGAGTCTGGAAGGCAATTGCTTCGTTCATAGGCAGATTGAAAGATTCCCATTTGGCTCCTAATTTAGAAATTAATAATCTTTTAAAACCAGTGGCGTCGATATAGAAATCAGCTTTATATTTTTTTTTCTCACCATACAGGATGTCAATCCCATGTTTAATAGAGACTGATTTTATTTTATCCTCCGTAATTTCTATTCCCATAGCCTTGGCCTTAGTAAGTAAGAAATCGTTTAACTTAAAAGTATTAAAATGATATTGATTACAATAATGCCCTGATGTAAGTTGATTGTTCCATATGTTCTTTTCCATCATCTTCTCAAATGATATATTATGACCAATATGATAAGCATAATAACTCTCGTAAAATCCAATTCTACGTTGATGATTAATATCCGGAAATTGTAAATAATGATGAGGAGTCCAGTCTTGAAACATTACTCCATATTTAAAAGTAGCATCTGTTTTTTGAATAAGTTCTTTTTGACTGATATTACATATATGCATAAAATCTTTAAAATGTTCAGTGGTTCCTTCTCCTACTCCTATAATTCCAATTTGATCAGATTTAATAATTTCAATTTTTAAAAGAGGTAGGCGCGTCTTTAAAATCATAGCGGCAATTAATCCAGCAGTCCCTCCTCCTATTATGACAATGTGTTTAATCATGAAAGATTCTTTCTCTTACTTCGGTTGCTTTTTTCTCTTTTCCCCTTCAGATGTTCCTGTCCAAACGTCTCCATTACAAAGTAATTAAAATTTAAAACATATCGTATTGGCTCTTTTTTAGAGGTAATGGCTCTATGTAAAATATTTGTGTCAAAAATCAACATTTTATTAGGGTCGGCTTTTATAAAAATAATTTTATCATTAATCTTTAATTCAGTTCCACCATCACAATCATTTAAATATAGAATAGCAGTTTTGCACTGTGGCCCACTTAATACATAATCACGGTGCCATTCCGATGTTTTAAATAATGCACTGATAGACATATTAGCTCTAACCTGTATAGGCGCCTCTGCATGTAATTTTTTTAAAATAGGAATCATATAAGGTACGTACAACTCGGACAAGGAAAGCATATTATTAAAAAAACCATAAGTAAAATACATGCTATCATTACTACCCACAGTCATATGGTCTCTTCTTCTCCAAGGAAACTCCTCGTCCATAATAAAATTTTTAATTTCTTCAAAAAAATCTGTAGCTAAAAAATGTTTGTGTATAAGGTGGCTCATGTAACCGTGCTCATAAATTGAGGAACCGCTTGAAGATTAAAATGAATAAAACGAAAGGGATCTAGACCAGGATCTAGAGCATAAGAATGGGGTAAATAAGAAGGAAACAATATTAAGGAACCAGGAGTAACTATATAATGAACAGATTCATTGGCATAAGTAATTTTAGGAATTTCTTTTTCTGGAAGTCTATTCATAACTGCTCCAGAACGAGGATCATGAAAAAGCGGACGAGATGTTCTTGGAGAACATTTTAAAAAATAAAAACCAGATACATGTCCATTCCAATGGACATGAGTTTGATGATTACCTCCTCCAGCTTTAGGAAATTCTTGAACCCACATTTCTGAGTAAAAAAGGTTATATTTATCCATGTCCCATCCTTGCCATGTTAAAAAATGGGTACAATGTTTTCCAATAAACTCTTTAAAACTATTAAAAGGAAGTTCATTAATTAACCCGGTAGAGTGTGCAATTAAACCATAATCCCCAATATCTTTTTTTAATTCTTTATTTCTTTTCTTAATAACTGGTTCCAGATTTTTTCTTGCTTTTTTAATATAGGGGTTTGACGCCTTATTTAAAGATAGCAAAAACTCTGGAGCCATTATAGTCCAAACGGGGCTTTTAAAATGTTCAGTACTTATAAAGTTAGGAACATCTGTCATTGAAATGGGTTCCCTACATGCCAGCATACTAAACTATGCCGTTTTCCTTTAGTAACTGGTTTTACTTGATGTAACAGAAAAGACGGAAAAAAAACTATTGATCCTTGTTCTTTAATTTCTGTACATCTCTTCACGGATGGTTTAATAGAACCCTCTCTCGGAAAATAAAATTCTAGTTCTCCTCCTTCATAGTCTTGAGGTTTTGATAAATTAAGAGTTAAAGAAAGTTTACGAACCTTGCCCTCTTCATCGCCAATATTAGTACTATCAACATGCCATCCATAATATTGGCCTTTTTCGTATTGAGTAAATTGAAAAGGTTGCGAATTATCCCATTGAAAATTCCATTCAGCCTCTTCATTAACTTTAACTAGCCAAGGTCTAATTTCACGCAAAATCCATGGATCATTCATCCATACCACATGAGAATCTCGTTTTTTCTTTAATATTTTTAATTGTTTTTTGTCCTTTTCATTAAAATGGGGATTCTTTCCAATCTTAGCTCTATGAGTCTCGTGTTTTAGACCATACTTAATTATATCTTCACAAAATTTAGAGCTAAAAGCCCTTTTATAATAATAGTAGTAATTTTTACATATCATAATTGAACACCTCCACAAACTGTAGTAAAGAAAAAGTTAGGATGGGCACTCTTGTTTTTGGAAATAAAATATTTTAAATGAGAAGGAAAAACAATAACCTTGTTTGATTCTAATGGAATCCACCATGTTTTATCTTCAACACCTCCTTCATTATATTCAATAACTAGACTTGAAGAATCTTTATTGACATTTACTCCATAGATCCATGTCATATCGGAATTTAAATATCTTCGAGAAATAGATTGCTCCCCATGATGATAACAATTTCCCCAACTAATAGTAGGTATTAAATTTTTACCAAACTGAAGCATATAATGATCACGTACATAATCTTCCACCCATGAAACAGGTTTACAATGTTCTACTTTATAATCTTCATAATTATTAGCACAAGGATTATCACCGAGTCTTTTTTTTAAATAAAAAGCTGCAAAGATACGAAATTTTAATTCATCCCGATCAATTTTAACCGGAGAGACAAAATCTGTACAAACAAAATGAATATCTAATACTTTCTTCTTCATCCCCTTTTTATACAGGAATGCTTATAAAATGTAAATAAATTGATCTTCTAAGTAGAGAGTGCTTCTAGTTTCCACGCTAGTGTGCCTTCGTCCCACTTCCAACATGATCCTTCCACTTCGGCAGGTAGTGGTGTTGGGGGGTCCCAATTAGCTTTTGCTTCGTTAAAAATCCAAGAAGGATAAGGGGAAGAACCATAAAAAACATCTTTTTCACTATCATAAATCATTCCAAGACCTGCAAAATTTTTACGCAAAGGAGTTCCTCCTAAAAGATGAACACCGTCATGCGTATTATACGAAGTTTGTTTCCAAAGATGAGAGGGCCAACCAAAAGTTTTTTCTAAAAAACCTTGTCCTTTATTTTCTCGTTCGTTTCCGTCTTCATCAGTAATAATTTTATCTCCTACGACATGTACAGCTAATACTTTATCGCCTTCTTTAGTTAATTTTGCAAAATGGGCCATGATCTATGCAGTATATGTTCCATCGTCATTAAACGTTAAAATCGTATTAGCACCTTCTGTCGTTTCTGTGGGAGAACCAGTTGTAGTTCCAGTATAACTTGCAGTAGGTATTCGTACAAATACGACTCCACTGCCTCCAACACTATTATTTGCTCCTATTCCTGATACGCCTCGAGAACCTCCTGAACCGCCGCCTGTATTTGCTGTTCCATTTCTTGCTGCACAAGTAGCACCAGGAGTTGAAGCTCCGCCTCCTCCTGGAACTGCAGGTCGATCTCCGGTTGTTAGTCCGGTTCCCGCACCTCCACTTGCTCGTGTTACACAAGACCCTGAACATAAAATTGCACTACATGCTCCAGCTCCACCT